AGATCCATCCTTATACGGAATATCTACATATGTGTCTTTGTTTTCGGGCAATAAAGGCCTTCGTGATGTGATAAAATGCAAACCATTAAATGCTGTATGGTGTATTCCATTAAACGTTATCCCATTCACACTTTACCGCCTCCACGAGATTTATTTTGTTGAAGAGTATATAATTCTCTGGCAGTGTACTTAACTGTTTTACGTGCGACTGTGGCACCATCTAAGTCGACTGTTAAATGGATCGTTGTTTCACCATTACCGTTCATAGTTGCCGCTATTCCTCGACCGATTGCACCAAGTGTTTCATCATTCAATGGTAACGCTGCTTCTGGTCCCGCATCTCCTGCACCCTGTAACCGCCCATTATTCATTCCAAATATTGTTGGCTCCGTAAAGATCGCACCTTTTGCACGCCAATCAACACTCAAACGAGGGACACTAGGAGGTTTCAAACTAAACTTTCCTTCAAGCTTAAAGTGTGGTAACTTTGGCATGCCGATTTTAGGAATCTTTAATTTCATCTTGCTGAAGAAACCTTTGATTTTTTCTATAATGCTTCCTACTTTGTCCTTCGCTTTTTCAATCGGCGATACGATCACATTTTTGGCGGCATTGAATATTTTACCGGCTTTACTTTTTAAACTATTAAATTTATCAACGGCACCGTCTCTTAAATCACCAGCTTTACCCACAAAGTTTTTCCGCATATCAGAGGCTTTGTTGACAACGTTATCCTTAAAAGAGGAAATGGTTTTTCCAGCTTTGCTTTTCAAATCATTAAATTTTCCAACTGCGCCATCTTTCAAATCGGCTGTTTTATTGACAAACCCTTTTTTCATTTCACTAGCTTTGTTGACAACATTCTCTTTGAAACTACTAAGCGTTTTACCTGCTTTACTCTTCAAATCATTGAACTTTCCAACGGCACCGTCTTTCATATTCGTAAAATCTTTCACAAAAGATTTCGCTAAACTAGACGTCCCACCAGATAACCATGAGGTAAATTTGTCCCATTTATCGCTGATCCAATCCATTATTTTACCCCAGTTTTTAACGACTACTATAATTCCTGTGATTGCTAATGCGACGGCTGCAATAACTGCGATGATTGGTAGCAACGACACATCTAATGCCCCAAATGAGGCAGCTAATGCAGCGATAACTGGAATCAACGTTAATACGAGTGCCGTTATTCCACCAAATACTGCAATAAATGTTTGAATTGGTCCAGGTAGTTTACTGAATAAACCGCCCATCTTTGCTAAAACACTAAGAATCGGACTTAAAGAGTCAAGCAAGTTCTGACCGATTGGTTTAAGTGTGGTTTCTAATGAGCGTAGTGAACTTTCCCATTTTTCTCCTGGACTTTTCTTGGCCATTTCATCCGCTTTTCCATTGACATCTGTTAAAGAATGGCTTGTCTTACTAAGAGCATTAATAGCTTTATCGCCTAAATCCTCATATTGTGTCCCCATCGCATTAACACCCATGCCATAAGCATCTTGCTTACTCTTAGAATTCGCGATGTCTTTCGTAATTGATTGAAATACATCCGCTGCAGTTGCTTTTCCATCCTCATATTTTTTAAAAAGAGTTTGGGTTTCAGAAGAATAGTCTTGAATATTCTTCTTGATCGTACCGTCCCGAAGTCTTATGCCAAACTCTTTCACAGCATCCGCCGCTTTATCCGTATTAAATGCACCTGATTCCATTCCTGCATTAATCACATTGAGCATATCTTCTGCGCTGAAACCGGCTTGCGAAAATTGAGGACTATATTCGTTTAAGGTATCTAAAAAATCATCTGATTTATTAAGTCCTTTCTGGAACCCAGCTGCAATTAAATTAAGCGACTTGTCTCCACTTATTCCAAAGTTCGTCATTAACTGTGATGCTGCTCTAACATTTTCATTCACATCTGTGTCTGTCCGTTTTGCAATTGCCGTTACGCTATTCGTGATTTTTTCTAACTTTGTGTCATCTAAATTCTTGAAGTTTTGTTTCACTGCAATAACGGCTTTACTGGCCTCCCCAACATCTTCAACAATTCCATTTTTGAAAACTTCCTCTACAACGCCATTTAATTTTTGGGCTTCTTTTCCTGTAACACCTAAATTCGCTTGTAGATTGGTTTGAGATTCTCCAAATGAAATAGCACTATCCATTGCAGATTTACCTATACCAATAAGCTTTTCTGATACACCTTGCAATGTTTCAGATGCTTCCATTAGATTGTTTAGATCTAACTTCTTACTGATCTTTCCTAAGCCATCCGCTGCCTTTTTTGCATCGCTGTCAATCGTATTTAAAGAGCGACTAAACTTAGCAACAGTCGTTTTAGCTTCATTCAATTTTGTTTCTAAACGCTTCACTTCGACTGAATTTTCACCATAGTATTTTTTGGACGCTACTAACTGATGTTCTAAGTTTTTAACTACTTTTTCAGTCAGATTCATTTGTCTAGCTAATTGTTTTTGAGCCAGTGCCGTTTTTTCACTTTCATCCGCATTTTGATCTAATGATTCATTTTGCAACTTAAACTCACTGACTAATTTTTTCTGTTCTGCTTCCAGCAATTTACTTTCGTCTTTTAAATCATTCAGCTTTTCACTTGCGGCTCGTGCTTCTTGCGCTTCTTCTGATAAACCCTCACTAACGCGATCCAATGATTTTTGAAGGGAGGTTTCAGCACGTTCAGAATCAAGCAATTTACTATACATCTGTGCCAATTGCCCCGTCGTTGTCTTGGTACTTTTCGACATCTGCTCATATTGTTCTCGCAACATCTGAGTTCTTTTTTGCGCTGCTTCCATCTGGATTTCGAGTTTTTTCTTTTCCGCTCGTAGCTTATCGGTGGCTGCTGCATCCGTCCCCATTGCAGCCACATGATTTTTATACTCTTTAGCGGCCGTATTCATGATCGCATTGATTTCACGAATAGTTTTCGCGTACTCCACTTGCCCATCCATCTTAAAATTTAGAACAACATTGTTCGCTTTATCGGACACATTCTCACCCCATTTCTATAAGAATGGTGTTTGATCTAACGTGTAGATCTTCTTTTCTTTTTTTAATGCATCCGGGTTGTTGTATTTCAGATACATCAAAAATTGTTTTAAAAAATGATTGGGCGTCACATTCCAAAAGGTTTCCATGCTCCAACCAAGTAACGTATTACCAACAAAAAAGTAAAAATCCCAATCCAATTCAGATTGAGATTCCTTGCTTTTTGTCAGTATGTTCACTACTTTTTTTCCGTTTTGATTTTCTCCATATCATCACGTTGGAAATTTTGATTGTTGAAAATATGGAAGGATGTTTCAAAGATAGCTGGTAGATCATTCAATGGAATAGAGGTTTCAAGCTCATAGGGTGTACATTCCGTTCCACCGCTGCGGACCATCGCATAAATCAACGCATTCATCAGCTTTACTTCATTCTTACCGAGTGTAAGCGTCCCTTTTTGAAGCATTCGATTAATATCTTTTTCAAAAATATGATAAGGCTTCCCATATGCCTCTTCCACATAGGGGAAAGATTTAAACGTAAAAATAACCGGAATACTCACTCCTTGGATCTGAATGGTATCACGGTTAATGTTGATATTGACTAAGTCACTTAATTTCGCCAATTTTGTTCACGCTCCTTACGGTTCAGTCGGGAATAATGTTTCAAGTTGGGATTCATCAAATACAACCTGTTTCATAAAGTCTTCTACTGTTATCCCAGCTGCTTCTGCTGCACCAGTATCTAATTCAGCAACCGTATTATCATTAAATAAAAGTGGATCCGCGGTGATCGTATAGGCGATGTCATCCACCGTCATTTCTTCATTTTGTGTTTTCCAAGATTCTTCAACAGGCGCCACCGTACAACGTGGATACCAGCGGGCTAATTTCGTTTTATCGTTGAGAGGGAAAATAACCCCTACTGCAAATTTGGGATATTCTTTTGCCGCTGCGGTTTCAAATGAAATGCCTTTGGTTCGTGTCTTCCCAAAAATTTTATCTTTTACCTCACGATTCAACCCAGCTAAATTGAAGGCTAATCCAAAGGCTGTGTTTTTCGTGATATTAATAATTTTCTTGTTGGATGCCCATTTTGTAAAATTCGTGGACGTGGTGGAGATCGTTAAATCGGTAATGTTGGTTTGCTTGTAAATATCTTCATCAAATGTTGGTACGGCATCGGCTGGTTCGGTCGCCATCATGCAAATATATAAATCTTCTATCCCGACACTATACTGAATTTCTTTTTGTGTTACAGCCATGTCCTATCATCCTCCCATTTTCTTAATGATCTTATTCAGCATCATACTGGCTATTTTTTGTGATTCTTTATCGATGGTGTTTCTAACAAAATGTCTTCCTTTGACTTTTCCGCCATTTACTTTTCTATGACCATGTTCTACAAGATGCCAATAAAAGAAGTCTCCTTCAAAAATGACTTGGACCCTATCACCTTTCACCACAACTTTTAGCGCATCTTGTAAATGCTTTTTATTCTTCTTACTTTCAGGAATTTTCGGGCGTAATTTTTCAACAAAATATTGAGCCGCCTCTTCTAATGTGTCTAAGGCTACTTGCTGATTCACATTGATTAAGGTATTGATTTGCTTTAAAGCGTCTGCAAAACCATTATGATTAGCCATTTAAACACCTCACATACGTGATAAATTGCGTTACGGTGGTATCGTTCTCATCATAAGGAACTCCGTCAAATTGTTCATAGGAAACTCCATGATTATTAAACACATCCTTTAGAGGTTTTAAATCACTCTCTATGCCATTTGTGACAAGGGCTATCTGATATAAAGGACTATCATATAAAACCTGATTAGATGCCCGCTTTTGCTGCTCATTGACAAATTCATAAACAATGTATGGATATTTTGCAGTAGTGGGAGCTTCATCACGATAAACTTTCATATCAGGTTCTAGCGATTTTAAAATCGTTCTTAATTGTTGGAAACTAACCGGCATAGGATAAAGACACCTCCATCACTCGATCTTCTTCCCGTACATAAATGCGTTCGATATTGTAGATACGCTCGCCAATTTGAACACGATAATTTTTCTGATTATTTTCGATATTTCTATCGATGCGCGTTTCAATTTTTTTCACGACCTCGTTCGCGTCTTTTGTCGTGAATTTATCAGTGGCAGTCACACCAATGTTGTTATATTTAAGCTGCCGTTCAAACGGATAGCCAGGTTCAGGACGATCCGTTTCAGGATTAATAATTTCCCCAAGTTTCAATAGGTCAGCCGTCCATTTAAGGTTGTTAGTTGTTCTCTTCGGCATCACTAAACCCCTCCTGGACAAAAAATGGAGTGAGCGCATCTAATGCGTCCCCGAGTTCTTTTTCTGACACGCGATATTCATAAAAAATACCAGCAACCATGATAATCAACCATTCGTCATTCTTGCCAATAGCTTGGGTCACATACTTTTGTGCACGAGAAATATAAAAAGGGAGCATAGATTCATCCATGCCCTCCTCCCAATGGATATGCGATTTTAATTCATTTATTAAATAGGCCATCAGATCAACCTCCTACAGGTGCGGTTGCTCCTACTTCGTAACGATAAACGGCTGGTTCAAATGGTGAATAGATCAATTGCCCATCTAGTAAGTTATAGATTTGGAAGCCAATCTTATTGGTACCTGCGTATTTTTCAACAAGCTTTTGTAATTCCATCGCCCCAATAACGTCTTGAATATGGAAGGCTTTGAAATCTCCAAAATAAAGGACTGGTTTCGTCGTATCCGTTCCATCTGCAGCGTCTGTAAAATCTAAATTATGGCCCAATAATTTATAGCCAACACCGTCTACCGCTTCATGTAAAAGTGGACGCCCTGTTGTATCCGTCATGTTTTCCAATACTGTTAAAGCTGCACGATTCACAATCCACATTGATTTTTTAAGCACTTCTGTAACTGGTTGACCTTTTAACTTCACTAACTGGCTGTATAACTTTTGTGAAAAGCCTGCAGCATTGATATCAACTGCTTCTGATTCATAATAAGCCACTGCTTTTTTCTCTAATGCACCAGGATTTTCATTGCCCGCATCGTTCCCTTTAAACATGTAGTTCGTTTCTTTACGGACATAGGCCTTTTTCAATTCATCGATGACAATTTGTTCAATCGGAGCATTGGTCATTTTCAATAACTTTTTCGTAACCGTAGCTAGTGCATCGAATTCAGCTGGATCTAAAAGAATTTCATCGAATTCAATTTCTGTTTCTGGAATTTCGTCGCCGGCTCCACGTTCTTTCTTGCGAACGTTCGCATCTGCCTTTTTAACCAATACTGGATATTTCACGTCACCAGCTGTGCGAACGACAGTACCATATTTACGAAGTAAGTTTTCTTCTTGCGCATAGGTGATAATTTCAGATGCAATGACTTCTGGAATCGTTACAGATCCATTCCCCGCTTCAACTCCAAGCGACCGAGCTTCGGATTCGGAAATTTTACCGACTACAAAATTAGCGAATGCAGAACGAACTTCCTTATCGCGTTGTTTAGTAGACTTAGCGTTTCGAGTGGAAAGTGCTGTTTTAATCGCACCTAATGCAGCACTACGTTTTTCAGGATTAGCAGCAGATCGGCCTTCTTCCCCTTCTGCACCCTCTTCCGTGCCTTCACCACCGTCTCCGCCTGGTTCTCCGTCTCGGTCTTCATCGCCTTCGTCAGTACCTTCTGAACCGTCCTTGCCTTCGTCTCCTTCTTCATCGTTAGCCAATTCATCCGCAATTTCTTGCAGTTGCTTCGTGATGTCTTCGATTTCTGTTTGAATGGATTCTAAATCTGCGGCACGTAGTTCAGGATCTTCTAACTTGCCTCGTAACTCTGTTAATCGTTCTTTATTGCGTTTTTGTAATGCTAAAAGTAACTGTCTATTCATCTTTGCCTTCCCCCAATAAACTATTTATTTTTTGAATGAGCTTCACGCGCTTCTCGACTTGTTCACCAAATTCTTTATTTCGAACGAGCGCTACTTCTGTATCCTCATAAGCTGGAATAGATACAACGGATACTTCAAATAAATCCACTTCTTGTATCGTTCTTTTAGCCGGCTCTACGGTGTAATCCCATTCCTCAACAGTTGGAATAAATCCAAAGGAACACTGATTAATATCGCCACGTTTCAAACTTTCGGCTAAATCACGAGCAACGGATGTATCTGGCAAATCCACTTCAAATTTCAACCCTCGTTCATCTTCCGATAAACGTAAAGTACCTGATTTAGTTCTTCCAAGTACATTGTTCCAATCATGATTAAATAAAGCTCGAATATCCCCATTTGTAGAGATTGCTTTTCCAAATGCTCCTGGTGCAATCGATTCTTCAAACCAGTCACCGATCATGGTTGGCGAATTAAAAACAGCAGCGTAACCTTCAATCACATTGGCTTCACCTTCAGCCCCATCACGCGTACGGAGATTGGTGATGTCAAATGTTCTCACTTCCTTTTTCTTTGTCATTGTCATCACCTCCCTTCAATGAATCATCTGTTGCTTTTCCGAGATCTTCACCACTGACCAGATCTTTCGAGATATACAACTTACTAGATTCATCCGTATTTAATTTTTTAAATCCAAGCATGTCACGACTATCATCAGGCGTAGCAATCATGGTTCTTACTAAGTTATAAGCAATATTTGTCTTCGTGCTATAAGTTACAAAGTCAAGAATATTAATCTTTGATTTCAATCGTAGATTCGAATTTTGACCGAAAAAAAGAAGAGTCAAATGCTCTTCGAATAGTTGCAATATAGGGCGTACTGCTTTGTTGTGTAAATACATCATGGCTTTTTCAATATCTAATTTCATAAGTGCCTGGTAAGTCTCTACGTTAATTCCAAGATATTTTCCAAGATCTTTCTTATAAACGTTTAAGAATGCCAGGATTTTTTCGTCGTCAACAGGTGCTTTCATCGCGTCAATGCTATAACCTTTTCCGAGCGGGATAAGTTTAACCGTTCTGCTCTCGTCAATGCTTTCCAACTGATCTAAGATGGCGTTAATCAATTTTGTTTGAGCCGCATTTTGTGGATTGATATGGGCATCTAGCTTTAACAAGAAAGCCAATAACCCGCCCTTCTTATATTTATCTGTGAGAACCTTCTCCGCATTCATCACACCTTCTAAGGTATTTCGTCCCAACTGTTTCAGCCCCACACCCTTTAGATGGCTAGTACCCATGTTTTTGATATGCCGAATCATTACTTGTGGAATATCGGTGCCGTTGATCTTAAAATGTTCAATTAATCGATCATCAAGCTCTGCATAAACATTTGTAGCTAAATGAATTTCTTTACCGTCAAAAACAGGAAAAACTTCCCCCTCCAACAAGTACGTGTTCGTCATGAGTTTAAGAAACTCTGAACGGGTCAAATAACTGTTTGGCTTGTTCAAGACATTCAATACTTGATGGTTTTTTATTTCATTGCCATTAGCGTCTTCGACTGTCCATTGTGCTAATAAAATTTGATTGGATATATCTTGCGTCAACTCATAAACATCCGATGATTGTAAGACATTTTCGTCATTTACATAACTCCCACCATATCGAATTGAACTTCCAAGAATATCATCCAGCCATCCACGCTTTTCAACTTGCTTGAATAGAAAATTAGAAATTCTATTACGTAAGCCCAAATCCTCACCACCTCTCTCATTCATTGAAAAATTACAATTCCCTCATTTTGAGTGACTTTAGATTTTTTTTTCAATTTCATTCCATTCTTTAACCCAATAATCTTCTATCGCTTGGTCCAATATTATTCCTATATCTGTTAACCCCATCGTATCCTCTAACATCATTAATTTTAATTGACATGTAGATATTGCAATTGAAAGTTCGGATCCGTGTTCTGTTCTTCGATGTAATATCGACTGTAATTTAATAAAGTTCGTATTTAATTCAGAAATTATAGGGTCTGAATTTGACATAGGTTTATTACCCCTAACACCTGCATTTTTATCATGTATAAAAGAATCAATCAATGAAATTGAAGTTACTGCTAATTCCTTTAGTTCTTTTAATTCTTCTAGCCTTAACTTAACTAAAGTCGTTGACTTCCTGTTTTGCTTAGCTTGCTTGTGTGTAAATATTAATGAAACTAATGTAGAACAAAATGTTAAAAATGATATTATAGCCGCTACACTTGCCCATTGAAAGTTCCCATTAACATCGAATAAAATATTTGATAATATCATTATTTAATCCCTCCATTTACTAAATATCTTAGCAAAGGAGCAACTTTATTAAAATCATACTCGCTATCGATAAATATTTTGAATCAATTCATCCAGTCCTTCAATACTAGAATCCATCATGTTGAGCGTTTCTTTATGACCAATTAAAAAAGCGACAAAGCCGTCAATATGTTCAGGACTTTTTCGCTTGGATGGTGCTTTTAAGTTGTTAATATTCGTGACAATTTTGGCATTTGATGCGCAAAATATAAATAACGGGTTATCAGTGACAACTGCAGGAACAGCTTGACTGTTTAATACTCTTTCTTGTAGCAATAAAACCTCAAAATCATCAAAGGGCTCATTCATAACAGTTGGGTATTGTGGCACTTCCACACATTCAATCCCGAGCATTTCCCATTTCTCTACTAACTTTTCCGCAAGTGCTGGATCATAATTAATTTGCCGTAAGTCAAAATGTTCAAATACCCATTCGACATATTCATTGACCATATCTTCATCCACGGTTTTCCCTGGGCATAACGTGACGAAACCTTTTTTAGCTAGTTCTCTATACGGTACATTGCGCTGCTGCTCTTTTTCCTCAATCCCGAATTCAGGAATAAAGTACATCTGCTTAAATTTCAAAATTGGATTTCCTTTATCATCAAAAGCCGGGAAATTGACACTAACGCATGTAAGGTCCGTCCGTCGTGATAAGTCAACTCCAATGACGCATGTTAGGCCTTCCAGTTCTCCTAGTTCTTCAATGAGTACTTTTTCAAGTTGATCAAGTTCAAAATACGTCTCAGCGTAATTTACAAACACATCCAAATGTTTCGAAAGAAATTCGGCCCTGTTAAAACTATTCTGTTTCGCTTCTTTGTAGCGACTTTCTAAAAAATCCATGCTCACCGAAACACCAAAGTTTGGATTAACCATTTTCCATACTTCAGGATCTTCCCAATCATATCCTTTATTCGGCTCATAGATAATAACTAACCAATTATCATCATCGTCATTTTTAAGAACTTCTTTTGCGTATCCATAAAGTTGAGCACCTAACGAGCCTGATTGTTTACCTGCCGTCGTTGTGATGATATTTAATGGCTCACTCTGTGAAGCCTGTGCCGATGTTAAGTTGTCATATTGCTCACGATCCATCTGGGCATGTACTTCATCAAAGTAGTTAACGTAAGGGTTTTTCCCTTCGTTACCGCCATTATCTTTCGAAAGAATTTTTACAGTATTTACGTACTTATAATCGTCCTCAACAAATGTATATTTGATGGACCTGATATTTTCTTCTTTCTTGTAAATACGGGTACCAGGCATCAAATCCGGACTATTTTCAATCGTTAATGCAATTGGGATGGCCGCATTTTGACATTGTTCAAATGTATTAGCAGAGATATAAATATCTGCGCCCTTCACACCTTCCCCATACACACCGTAAATAACAGGAGCCGCACCCATGATGGTCTTTCCATTTTTCTTTGGTACCTGCAGGTAAAGTGTACGTATCACTCGAACTTCTTCACCAAATTCATTTTCTTTTTGCCATCCATATAAATTAGCAAAAATAAACCTTTGCCAAGGTTCCAAGATTAAAGGTGATCCAGCCCATTTTCCTTTTGCGTGACGTACAAAAGATTGTGTGAAATCAAGCATCGCATTGGCTTTTTCGTTGTTCCAAAAAATATCTTTACGCTTTTTCCAGCGCTTGTATCGTTTAACAGCTGCTTTTATGGAACGGGGGAATTTTTTGGGATTGGCATCGAAAAGTTTTACAAACTCATCCGCATAGTTTACATCATAGTTTATTTCATTCATAGCCTAACCCCGTTTACGCCTATTCCTAAAGTCATCCAATCTACTAATGGGCGATTGTTCGGATTCTTTCACTTTTTTATTTTCTTCATCCCCACGTGCCAACAGAATACCACTCTTTTTCACCAATTCTTTATTTTTGCCATCCAATCCAATTTGCCCAAGAAGTTTAGCAAGCTCTTTCCGTAACTTCTCAGTATCATCACCATTTATTTTTGCTTGCTGATATTCCTCAAAGCAATCTAAATACACATCAATCAACAAATCAAGAGCTGGCGAATAGGTACCGGCTTCAATCAGAGAATCGATAATTCGCTTTTGCTGCTTTGATCGTAGAGAAACATGGTGCTTTTTCGTTGTATTACGTTTTTTTGTCGTACAACACTTTTCAACGTCTATTTTTTCAAGCCATCTATCTCGACCTTTCCAAACCGCAACCTTTTTTTCATCTATGCCTAATTGCTCCGCTATAGTACGATTAGTAATGTCACCATTACAATCCACAAACATCTTCATGGCTTCATCTCGTTTTGGATCTCGTTTTCTCGCCAACCTATTCACCTCCCTTTGTTGTATGAAAATAATTTCATTTTTTTCTCAGAGGTGCGCGCTTGCACCCTCGCTCCCTATCCTCCCGAATGATACATTTTTTAAAATTGGTAGGGGGGCTATCGTTATTCAGTTATAACTTCCAATTAAACTTTTTCTTTTGTGGAAAATATTTTTCCATTGTTTCAGATTCGACAATTGGATGACACTGATTGCATAACAAGACCACATTATCCGGATCTAATCTTAATGATGGATTAATACGGATCGGTACAATGTGATGTGCGTGTGCTTGCTTACCAAACACAAACTTTCCACATCGTTGACAGCAACCTCGATCACGCTCATACACGAATGATGCTAAGTCTTTCCATGCTTGAGTTCGATAGAATGATTTATTATTCGATTGCCAAGACTTTTTCTTTTGTCTGCGTTTATGCTGCTCACAATATCGTCCATGACTAATTAAGTTCTTGCATCCTTGTTCAGCACAATACCTCACTGTGCATCAGACAGCAATTGAACGATGTCTTCTTTCTTTGTTACTTCTGCAGGAATCTCAATCTTATGGTCCGCGGCATATTGCTTTAACTGTGGAACAGTCATATCTTTTAAGGGCTTAGCTTCTTCTTTAGAAATAACGACTAACTTCTTTTTAGTGTCCCAGTACTCTGTTCCGTTTGGTGTTTTACGAATTGGTTTTAACATTGTTCATTCCCCTTTCACATAAAAATAAAAAGAGTAACCGCAATGAGTTACTCTTTCTGCAAAATTCTATGCTATTAGTATATCGCGATTTTTCAATGGGTTCATTAATTTCATTTTGATTTAATTGAAGTGAAATTAAATAATATCATCAATATATTTAATTGTTTTCATTAACGATGCATGCTTGTTGTAAATAGTCCCTTTACTGTAGCCAGTCTCATCGGCAATTTCATCAAATGATTTACCTTCAATATATCTTGCATACAAAATTATATGATCGATCTGATTAAATTTTTTCACAGTATTCTTTATATCTTCTAAACATGACTTTTTGTAATTGATTTCTTTTTGAATCATTTTGATATGTTCTTCTAAAGTTGCTGCATTACTTTCATTAGTTAATTTCACATCTTTTAAATCGCCATTGATCCATCTGCTTAACTCTTTTTGTGTACGTGAAAGGTTATCTTCTAAATACATAATTTCAAATTCAATGTCACGATATTCAGTTAACCATTTAAACTTGGTCATAAAATCACCTCATTTGATCACTAATTTAGAAAAATATCTGTTACCATCTGTTACCGCCTTGAGCCCTTGATACAACTGGTTTTATTATACCCTACGGTGGTATTTGGTAACAGATAAACCCCCTATTTTTCTTTTATACAGTAAATTTTTTATTATATATTTATATATATTTATAAAAGAAGTTCATTTCATCTGTTACCTGTTACCGACATCATGTAAACCCTTGATACGACTGAGTTTTTAGTGGTAACAGATAAGGTAACAGGTAACAGATGAAGGCTGTTTTTTAAGTGTTTCCATCAAAAAGAAGGCTCTTTTTAGTAGTTTTTTTGATGGATTTTCCATCACTTTTTTTTTGAAGTTGTTGATATATCAACGTTTTAAGAAAGGTAAAATATCAAAGTATCATTTTAAGCTATTATTTTGATATTTTATAACTTTGGAAAAGCGATTTTTTTAATCATCTTCGCTTACAAAAATTCTTTTATTTTTACCATCAACCTTTTGTTGTCGCGTGATAAATCCATAAAAATGCTTTATTTGTTTTCCAAAACTAATATTGCTAACAGGTTGGAAGCCATTTTCGCTGCAATATAAGCGATACATATCATAAACGTCTTTGACAACTGCACGTTCTAAATCAATATCATCGTTATTCATGAAGCTAATAATAGGATTGTTTTCTTCTTGATATTTTTCCATTTCTTTTTGTACAACTTTGGATTGCGTGAATTTTTTATTTTTCAACAATCGTTTTAAACTTTTCAATGCAAGATTTAAAACATATTGCATCGATTCATCAGATAGCAACTTATCCGTAATGAACGGATCAAAGTCATCATCGTTTGGGCTGAACTTTGCTCTAAACGGAACAATTTGTAATCGTCGTCTGAGTCCATCCGAATAGTCATTTATTCGTGGCATTTCGTTGGCCGAGAAAATTAATTTTGCATAATTGGCAAAATCAAATGGATCTTTTCCTTTACGTTCTACGTTTAGCGCTTCACCTGTTGCTAATTTTTTAAGTACAGATGAACTTTTGATATAGGCTTTATCAATATCATCACCAATGTTGACTAACTTTCCAAATAACTCAGCCGTTTTAAATCGTTGGTCCAACTCTTTTAGATCAAGTGAAGCTGTGTTTTCTGTCCCAACTAATTTTCGAATAATTTTTAAGTAAGATGATTTACCATTCGATCCATCCCCAGTTAAAACAAACATAGCTGCGAACTCATTACGACGAAATAATATATAACCTAATATTTCTTCTAAGATAGCCCGAATCTTTTTATCATTAACCGCTATTTTATTGAGTGTGTTATCTGTCGTTTCAAAATATGCATCCTTGATGTATGCAACTGGAATTTTATTTCTGATAATAATTTCAGGATTAAAATCTTCAAGCTGCCATGTTTCTAAATTAAATACACCATTTTTCACTGGCACATATTTAGTGGATGAAAAAGTTTTATGTGGAGCTTTTAACTGTAAATAAGCCAGTGTTTCTTGACGCTGCATTCGCTTTAATGCAGGAATATGTTTAATCATGACCGCTTCAATGTCTTCTTGCTTGTCCGAATAGACGCCGTCCTTATAAATGTGTAATAGATTCGCAATTTTACAGATATGATGTTCGTTGATCAAAAAATTACCGAATTTCTCATGTTGAAAGGAACCTTTTATGAAAAAAGATTCCTTCAAAAATGCTTCATCACGTAGAATAACGTTTAATTCATCTTTACTGACTGGATCTTCTAAAATATATTGATTAATGATAGAAATGGTATCCTTTATATCATTCTTCGCCATTCCTTGCGATTGCATTTTTAAAATGTACGTGAATAACTTATCATTACGCCCCTCTCCCTCTGTTAATTTCACAAGGTTTGGATTGCGCTTATTATATGGATATAACCAAACTGGTAGTTTTTCATGCTCTTTTACTTTTCGTATCCATTTACGAGCATGTCCATTTATTTTTAATGGATCCGCTGTATTTTTAATACCGAGTTTATAATCACAAAGTAAACCTATATTGCTATACCATTTGATTTTATTAGACGTTAGATCATAACCACGAAAATAAAAGTGCATGCCACTATCTGTTTCTAAAACAGAGCATTGAATATTTTTACTTTCTACAATATCAAATAATGTTTCAGCTGAATCAATATCATCCACATCTACCATGATATAATCATCATCCAGAATCCCAACGTAGGAACTTTCTAATCTTGCAGTATTGTAGGAGATAAATTTCGCACCATTTTTAAAAGATGTTGCAGCATGCTTTCCTGTGCCTTTTAGATAACCCTTGTAAATTTTAATCACCTACTTCCGATGTTGCTATAAATGTTTTTTCACTCTTATCTTTGCTGCGCTACATTCTTCTTACATGTATTTAGCTTGTTGCCAAAAACCTTTGTGGTTCTTCCCTCGTTCACAATTCATTTTCATATATCGTTCATACTGATTTTGACCATATTTTTGCATTAATATAGATTTGTCGTACATTATTTTTTCAATTAGTAAGTCAATATCTCGCATTGGAAAAAAATAACGCTCGACACCTTTATCATTTCTTTTATACCTATTACTGTTTTTGATTAGATTGTATTTATAGCGCAAATGCTTTTTTCCACCGTGATCACTAATACGAATTGTTCCAACTACCCCATCATCTAACTTTAAATAAACACTTCTTGTGCTAAACGCATCATATCGCATGACTTTAAGCCCTAACATTTTAAATTGAGTTACTAGATAATCAGCTGCACGCTTAATCATTTTTTTCACCTTCTAGCAACACAATATCCATTAACCTATTAATACCAACTGCACCACCATCATCAAATATTAATTTATATCTCGTTATGAAATCGGATTTTTCAATTCTGCCAACCAAACCAGAAAAATAGCCACTGTTTTTATAAGCCTTTCGCCCAATATACTTTTCAAGTTCATTTTCATTAGTCATACTTAAACACCTCTCTTCCGACAAAATCATTAATTCGTTTGTCAGCTAACTCTAAATACCACCAGTAATCTAACTTCATTGGTATTTTCTTGCCTGTAAGATCATCATTGATAATAAAGCTACGTTCAGGGGCATATGCAATTTTTTCAGCTACGCGATTCTTTACTTTGCGTAGCTCCTTATCGTTTTTGTCTACGCTCGCAAATAATCGAAAAACTCGCTCATTCATCCTTTTAGTACCATATCTCGCATAATCATATTTATGAGATAGTTTTACGATCTTTTGGAATTTAATCAGTTCCGTACAATTAAAAATCGTTTCTTCCGGATCCACACCATTCACAAAATAATTAACGATGGCTTCATTCACGATAGGAAGATCATAATCTAAACTATTTTGTTTTTTGACATAAGAACCTTTTGTTTTATATGAACCGTCGGCAGCTACTAAGATATAATTATTTACATCTTTTTGAATAACTTTGACAAATTCATCAAACTCCATTTCCATCCCCGTGAGTCGTTCCCACCTATATACAATGTCATCGATCAAATCGTAGTCATTTTCGTTATATAATTTAATAAGTATACCGTCCGTATTACTCTGTATCAGCTGACAATGTGGCTCTAGCATTTCAATAAGCAGAAGAAGCATTAACTGTCCGTTCACACATACTGCGTTGTTCATAAGTGGATCAAATAATTTACTGTTCTTGTCTTTTAATTGCCCACTAATTGAGTTATCAGCAATTTTAAATGGCAGCCGCGCCTTTTTATCCCCCATTTTTTTATAACGAATATTTTCGTTATGAATCATTTCAAAATTTTTAGGTTTGCTCATATTGCGATAACCAAATTTATATTCGATCTGAATTGAAGGATAATAAGCTGTTACATCAATGTTAATGAAAAACCCTTCATTTATATAATTTTTTCGTGCTCCATGTATTCCACCCCATGCAAAAGCATGTGGTACACCTGCGATTGATACATCTAAGCCTTTACTATAATCATGATTAATCGGATCTTTGTACCATTCCAACACGAATCGATACTTCATTAAAAATTTTTGTACACTTGAAACAATTGGGAACTCAAACTCATTGTCATTAAATTTTTCACCTTTCGCTCCACATATTAACGCAACCAATTGAGCTTTTGTTTTGGATATGTTCCTCATTGGTAGCTTAAATATTTTAATTAATTGCAACGATGCTTGAAACTCTTCTATGTTTTCCATAAACACGCTAATAGTTTCATGAACATCATGTCGACAATACTTAGTGACATCTTTAATTTCTTCTTCAGTTAGTTTTCGATGTATATTAAAACTAACGGACGATTCTTTTATGTCGTGCCCCATGAATCCTTCGAGCTGCTTCAATGATCTAAACTTATTAGTCATTACATCATAATTAAAAAGTTGTATTTTCCAAAAATCTCTATAAAACTTCCAACCAGGTTGATGTTTCGCGATAATCCAGTGATTGATTTCTTGTGGAGTGAATCCACAAATGATAGCTTTTAAGATGTATTGATCATAATGTCTACTGTTGTAACCGATCCATATATCTTTTTTATGTTGGTTGTAGAAGTCTATTAATCCTTGATCATCATTGATAAAAACACATTCTTGCTTTGTATTTGTATCAGTAATAACTACTAACCAATCAAAATCAAACACTTCAAAATCGTAAAAGAGCACTTTATTATCGACCTCCATCCTATATGAAACTTTACTAACTTTTAACCGTATAATAAAAAAAGTGAATAGAATGACTAAAAAAGAAATTTTAGGAATCTTTATTGCTGCAATGGGTTTATTTTCTTTCATAGTAGATTCATTGAATCTCTTTGATGCAGTTAATGATTTTAAAATATCAATAGAAAATTACCTTCATACCTTATACTCACTTGATACCGCAGAAATTGATAAAAATTTTGAAAAAGTTAAATCAAGTGATATTTCATTTATAAACGCAGTGTTCGATATGAATAGAAATAAGTTTATTTCATTGAGTGTTACGGCATCAGGGATTTTAATTTATTTTTTTGGACACTTTGAAAAATAAAAGGGAGCGTTTTAAGCTCCCTTATTCATTTTTATTCAACTTCAAATACTTCAACAATTTTCAATTGATCGTAACCTTTTTTATCGACTTCTTTTTCAAGTAAATACTCAAGTTGACCGTCAATATCCTCGTGAATGTCCAACACTAAATCGGCATAATCTGCAAACCCTGTGAACTCAACGTCATCATGTTCGCAATCCCAAATGGCCCTTAATAACTCATTGTTGCGGTGAACCTGGAAGCCAAATGCTTTATAATTTTGTGGCTGCATCACACCGTTATAGAAGATTCGTTGTCCCTCGTATTCCCCTTCTAAAATCTTGAACCAGATAGACAACATTGGATCGCCTTTTTTAGATTCAATCAATTCCATCTTTTCAATCGCCACTTCGTATTGGCCTTCTGGAATGTCAGCGAAGTCACCGCCGCCATTTTCCTCAACGTCTCTAACGTCTAACTGAAGTGCTTCTAAATCTACTTGTTTATCAAACTTGTCCCAGTTAAATGTTTCTGCCATTATTCATCATCCTCCGGATCTTGATTTAATTCATCCATACTCAATTGACCTTCAGGAACAGTAACCGTACCATCATTTTCAACAATATATGGAACACCTTCGTGCGGTTCAGAATGTTCCTCCTCTGCATCTTTTGGTGGAGCACTTTCCATGATTTCTTTTGGTGTATTGTAATTAAAAGCTAAATCTACTAAGAAATATTGACCGTACTTGTTATGTTTCTCAGTAATCTTATGCATTGTTAAATACATATCTTCTTTTGCTTCAGTTACAATTGCTTCAGCTTCTTTGAGAGAGTCAGCATAATGCTGCTCCTTGACGTTTAATTGTTGTTTAGCCATTATTTATCACCTCTTGGTTTTCTTGTACGACGTTGGCGCTTAGGGGCTTCCTCTGCAGTTTCAGTTGATTCCTCTTCACCTGGTGGAACATCATCAACCGGCTTACGCTCACGACGTTTTCTCTCACGTGGTTTTTCCTCTTGTTCTGATTCCTGATCTGAGTTACGAGTACGGCGCTTGCGTTCGCGTTTAGGCGGTTCCTCTGTAGATGAACCTAATGATTTTTTTCCTTCATCCTCATTATTGTTTACTTCATCGTCTTTTTTACGAGAAGTACGTTTTGTTTTAGTTTTTGTTGATTTCCCTTCTTGAGCAGCTATTAATTCTTCAATGAACGCATCGTAATCTAGTGGAATTGTATCTACTTGGAAATCAAAGCGACCACCTCCGAAAACGTTTGATTTTTTACCAAGTTGTAAGAATCGTTCATCATCTGAATTCACATAAGCTCTCATTGTTAGGTCCACTGTTCCAGTAAGGAAATTTGCAGTTTTATCATCAATATTTGGTTTAAAAGTGGTACGCTTTGCACCACCTTTTAACGTGATTTCATTAACAATTTCTTTACTGATATAAATAAGTTGATAACCCAATGACTTCAGTCGTTTTATAGCATTGTTGAATTCTAACTTAACCTTGTCCCAACCTTTACCGTAACCACCATCTGATTCATGTTCCCATCCATTCTTTTCAAATACATATACTCGGCAGTGATCGCGTAAATCTTCTACTAAATCAATAGCAACGGCTTCATAATCGTTATCTTCTGTTTCTAAATCAGACACACGATCCAAAAATACTTCCCATGCAAGAGTACGTTCTGTTTTACGGCCAACTTTTTTTACTTCATCTTTAACTGATATTACTGGTGCTGTAGTATTATCCATATTTCCATCTGTATTGAAGAAAAGTACATTCGGTATTTTATCTACAAATGTGGATTTACCAACATAGGAATCAGCATATAACCAAAAATCAGGCTTTGTATCGATTTTACGTTCACGACGTTCATTTTTAGGTAATGTCAAAATAATCTCTCCTTTTTCGTTTTGAATAGCTTCTAAAAAATTGGGTGCAAAACGTGGATTGCAGCTGAAGCAATTTCCACTAGCGTTTCTTTTTGAAAAGTCTGTTGTACTCTCGATTTTTTCAATGTTGTTTAAAAAATACACGGTTTGCATTTGATCAAATTCAATGGGTACAAATTTGAGTTCTGCTTTTGTTACGTCATTAATGATTCGTTTTCTGAATTGGAACAGATCCTCACTTTCTTTTTGCTTGATACTCACTTTTGGAACAAATAAGAACGCTAATTTTTTAACATCGAAACCGTCCTGCTCCAGGTAGTCTTTATAGATATGCAACTGAGCACTCTCGAGATAATTCTTGATGTTATTGGAATACTTGAAATCAATCACCATGCATGTTCCATCAGGGGCTTTGACAATTAAATCTACGAAACCTAAATAATTATCAAAATCTAGTTTGTATTCATGGATAAACTCACAATCTGGAAAGTTCTTATTCAAGAAATCTTTTACTTTAGGAATTAAGATTTCTAGTTTTATAGCTTCTTCAACAATGCGATCAGTGAGTACATGAAATGCATTAAAGTATTCATCTAATGCAGTTTGTACATTGTGTTCAATTCCAGAATGTAATGCATGTCCAATGATTAAAGGATTCGCTGCATTTGTTAGATCAGGAATTTCTGTGAGCTTGTCGATATAACGGAGCTTGAAGTGATACGGACAATTTTCAAATAATGATACTCGGGAGTAAGAATATTGAGTCACCTAAAACCACTCCTCCTTCCATGTTTCAAAATCTTTCGGCCTTAAAATGTAAGCTTCACCACCTGAATCTTTTATCTTGCGAATGTTGTAAAGTTGTAATTTACTTGGCCTACCCACATCCGTTTTTAATTCAATTCCATGAAAGACACCGTCAATACATGCTAGTATGTCGGGGATACCTTCTTTTGTGTATTGACTTCCTGCCCAGTATTTCACATGCCAAACGTCTTTTTCTTTCAGGAATTTCAAAACTTTAGCTTGGAACTGATTCTCACGCATGTAACTCACCAGAAAGCTTCATGAATGCATTTCTATCATGATTATCAAGAGCAATATCTATAACATTCATTAAATTGAAATGTTCTACTTCTTGAATAAGTTGGGCTGACTCTAAAGAAATAAAATCTCTAATTTGCCTTTCCACCCGACGGGATAAAGCATTCGTGTATGCATACATTAAAGCATCCAATCTATCATCATGTTTCAATTCATTCACCTCATTTAACTTTGATTGTGAGACTGGCGCTACGTTGTGTAATCTTTGGATAATCCTCTAACAATTCAGCAAATAGCTTGGGCTCTTCATTTTTTAATTTGGTAGTATCTAACGATTTAGAAGTACTACCTGTCGTACGAGTAATCTTCAACAAATCGTTATCGATGGACTTAATACCAAACTTGTCCATTGCAGCACCCAGTTCTTCTTTCAATGCTTTTGTTTTTTCCTTGATCTCCTTTTCTTGTTGAATGTGTTGAGCGACATTCGCCATCAACATCATGTGTTTGTTTTCGAATGCTTGAACTTCGTTTGTCATCTTCATCATCCTTTACTATAATTTTTGCGTTTTCCCACTCTGCACCACATGAAGCGCATACAACATCGCCTTCATAATTAGTTGGGAAACCTATATCGCAGTACTTGCACTCATAATGTGCCAACTATAATTCCTCCTTTTAGTTAGAACCAAATTCATCGCCAAACCAATTGTCAAAATCCTCGTCCTCTTCGCATAGCCAGTCATGTCCGTCCCATTCAGGATCATAATTATTCATTTTTCCCCTCCTTCTCGAATAACGCATCTGTATAGTCCTTGCGCTCTTTTAAAATCTCTAACATTCGCCACTCAATACTTCCTATAGTTAGCAGATAGTAATAGAAGCATGGTCTATCCTGTCCGATCCTATGGATCCGTTTCTTGCTTTGCTCAAACAACTCACTTTTATCTGTAAGCGTAAAATACACGATCTTGTTCGCTTTCTGTAAGTTAAGCCCCATTGCACCTGCTTGGTATTGAATGAGCGTCACACTATTGTCCTGCTGCTCATAGGCTGTTAAATCTTTAATGTCGCCATTAATAGTGCTAATTGGTTTATCCGTTAGACCTTTTAACGCTTCATATTCTTTTTTGAAGTTGTAAAAAATAATAATTCGGTCATTCGTGCTGTCGATCAGATCTTTCACATACTGCAACTTGTGCTGGTTATAAACCCCGGCCAATTGTCGCAAATATAACTTTTTGGATGCAGGTGTATCACCGATTAATTCTTCACCATTAATTTCAATGATGTGATCCTTCACAAACTGTTTATATTCTTTTGTACCAGGTATTTTTATAATCTGTTCATTAATCTTTGGAAGATTAAAAACTTCATCCGTTTTCATAAATATTGCGCCATATTTGCGTAATTTAGCTTTCAAACGGTCTATGTTTTTATATCCAGTCACTTTGTATTTACTGTTCAGTTCGTCCCATTCCTGAACCACAAACTGTTTGTAAAATAAATCTTTACTAATCTTCCAACCTAGTAGCCTACATTGACTCCAAATTTCTTCATACTTCCCACCGATTGGGGTGCCACTTAATAAGATCACATTATCGGCTTTCAGCTGCAGGATGAATCTTGTCTGATTTGATTTCTCATTTTTAATCTTGGAAGACTCATCCAACATAAGTGTGAAATTTCGCAATTTAAGTAATTCTGGTCTGCGCCATGCGGTTTCGTAATTTACGATCAATATCGAGTCAGTTGGAATGTTCTCAACACTTTGTTTGTCGAACCGAATCACTTTGTATGATGGATAATATTTTTGAAAATGTTCTTTCCAATAATCTATTTGAGACTTTTGACAAATTAATAGATTGTAAGGTGTGTTAAGTTCCCACATTTTTTCACTACCAACGAATGTTTTGCGGCTAACCTAATCCCATATCAAGATAGTAGGCAACACGATCATGCTTATACGTGTCATTTAGAGCCTTTTCTTGGTGTGGAAATAGTTTCATTTAACCACCTGCCTTTATGTGCTATACTGACTGTGTAATTCTCTTTCAATGCCCTTTGACCGTTGCAGCGGTTGAGGGGCTTTTTGCTTGATGAATTTCCCCTTTTAAAATTTCTAGGATGTAATCATCCATGTTTTGATCTAAAACTACTTGATCACCCAAAACATAGTAAGTGTCACCTTCTTGGATCTCTGTCCCAAACATATCTTCAATTGGATGATCCTCGACCGACAGGATACATTTTGATGAAAATAATGATGCCCCAACCTCATAATCGTTCGGTAACGGGTACCATCCTTTTTCGAAGTAAATACCATCTTCACTAACAGTAAATGAGTCAAAATCTTCATCCTCAATGCGATAAACACAATGACGATTCTTTGGGAATGGAAATGGTTTCCTCGTGCTTGCCACATACCTTGCCCTTGCTTCAACTATCTTCCCGTAATGAAATCCTGCTAATTCACCTAGATAAACTACTTTAATTGATTCGGGACCAATCGTAATCGAGCGAATACGAGTAAATACTCTGTTCAAATCTTTTTCAGTTGGCAATTTATCTCACCTCCTTTCATAGCTTTATTTAATTAACTTAATAGCACGTTTCAACACTTCTTTATCAGTGTTTTTCACGATTGATTTAAGCTTTTCTAATTCACTAACAACCTCTTTCTTTTCTTCATCTGGAACATACTTTTGAAGCACAATTTGATTGCCATCCACATAAATTTCAAGAGCATCTTTTACATCAACTCCCAATGTTCTTCGTAGTTCGATTGGAATCACTACACGACCTAATTCATCTACTTTACGTACAATACCCGTTGCTTTCATTTTATTTCCTCCCACTTTGCTGCAGTTTTTTTTATAAGCGTTTAATAAAAGTAAATATCGTTGCCAGCCTGTTAACTTGCGCCAAATTTTATTGTTAATCAGCATTTAAATCACCTCATATTGTGCGTTGGTGTCGTCTACGATAGTCACCTGCGATTGAGCAACCCATCCTTGATATTCTTTTGTATAAAACACTTGTCCATGATAATTTTTAAAACTTAGTAAATTATCACGTTTTTCAATTAATTCTTTCACTGTTGCTAATGTCTTATTTGGGGTACTCACACGCATGCCCACAACAATTTCGTCCGGTTGTACCGCATTAAAAAACTCACTTGAAACATCAATTTCAAGCGCTCTAGCTAATGCGATTGCCTTGCCAATTTCAGCGTTAAATACGTCGCCTGGTGCGCATTTGGCAATACCTTTGTAAACAACATTTCCAACTACTGTGTCTTTAATTAATGCGACAACTGATTGGATCTTATTACTTACAATAAATTCGATTTTATGATTTACTAGATAACCGTTGCTGCCATTTATAAGCCAAATGCCCTTATAGCCATCCAGCTTTGAATAATTTCGATTAGATGCTTCTTCCACGAATTTATTAGCTTTTTCGATTAGTGCAGCCCTTTTCTGATTAGCTGTTAATTTTTCTACTTCTGTATTGATGATTTCTTCAGCACCAACTACAGCTAATTTGCCCATTATATCTGTTTCTACGGTTTCAGGTGTTGCAACAACTGCTACTCTCAACTCTGCTACTAATGCTTCCATGCGTTCTGCAATGTTTAATACTTCTTCATTTTTAATCTGTGTGTACATTACAACCCATCCTCTCCCCACTGGATCACTATCCCGCGACTTGGTATACTTGTGCTATTTTTTACGGAATAACCTACTCGAGTTAGTTCATTTGTGAATACGCCTAGTATTCGCGCATCTTCAGATTGTTTGATTGTATAATGAAATGATGTTTTACCATCCTCTGCGCAGGATTCAATTCCTTTAACTAAATTTTTAAAAGCTTCACTTTCTAATGTTTGTTCTCTAAACTTTAATCGAGCATCTTCAGATACTTTTGCCATTACGGATGCTGATTGCAATAGAATCATGTTCTACGCTCCTTTCTTTAAACTTCTTTAAACTTCTTCAAACAATTCCGTAATTGGAACTTGAAAATAGTTTGATAATACTTTTGCTTCACGCAATGTGAAATCCATTTTCCCAGCTTCTTTTAATCCGTATGTTGTTCTATGGATGAATAACTTTTCAGCTATTTCCAACTGAGTTTTCTTTTCTTTTTTTCTTGCAGCAATCAGACGATAATACATAAAATCACCTCACTAAATACATAAAATTTTACGAATATGATTAGTATGTTCCTGAGATTTTGGCAAGCTGTGCGCGATTTCGAGTACCTTTCTGCTAAACTACTAATAGAAAGGTAGGTGATTAAAATGGATTTATTGACAAATGATGCTAAATATTTACTTAGTTCAATGTATAAGGTTTATATTGATCGACGTAAATCAGGCATATTAAAGAAAGATGCTGTGTTTTTTGAAAATTTAAATCTAATTCAAAGTGAAATTATGTCTGAATGGAAAATAGACGATGTCTTCTATACATGCATGGAATTAAAAAAACACAAACTGATTATGGGTAAACCGGCGTCGGGTACCATGATTTGTATAAGTTTAACAACAGAGGCAATCGCATCACTTGAAACAACATTTAAAGATAAAGCAGACCAGGTGTTAAATTATGCAAATAAAATTAAAAATTTAATACCATTTATTTAGCCATATACAATCCAATCATCAGCACTAATTTCATCAGCTGTAGGCTGCCATCCTTGAAAAACGCGATTTTTATCATCTGCGATAAGCAGACCTAAAGCTGTATTTGTAGGAATAATAAGAGGTGATCTTGCCCCCCAAGATACTCTTGTTATTCCTCTTCCTTCTTCCTTTGCTTTTATAGTAGCGGTTTGAATGTCCACCTTCTCACCTACCTTTCATCCTCAAAGCTAATTTAACTAGATTTTAATTCTAGTTCGTTTCCAAAAAAAATAAAGTCAGATGGAAACTCATATACTTTGCTTAATTTTAGTTGTTGGTTAGGAGTAAGGTTTCCAGGATTCTTTTCCCACTTTATTAGCGTACTAACTGATATTTCAAGATTTTTAGCAGCTTGTGCAAGAGTAAGGTTCGCATTAACTCTAGCCGCTTTTAAAGATATTTGTGGAATTTTATTTACAGTCATTTCCTATTCACCTCCTTGCAATTTTCATTATAATAGAATTAAATTCTATTGTAAATATTTTTTAGAAAATAATTCTACTTTTTTATAAAAAATATTTAAATATATAGAATCTAATGATAGAATTAAGGTGAAAGGAGGGATATCCAATTGAAAGAAATGGAAGAAATAATTTCTTATAATATTAAGAAATTACTCAGAGATTACAATATCAATCAAAAAGATTTAGCGAAAATCGCAGGAGTATCTGAATCAACGGTAGGGAAATGGGTTCTTGAAAAATCGACTCCTCGCATGGGGGCTATCCAAAAAATAACAGATCATTTTGGATTACCAAAAAGTTATATTTTGGAAGAACAGCCCACTAACATTATTGAAGTATCACCACAAACCGTAAAAATTCCCATTCTCGGTGAAATTGCTTGTGGGGATCCAATCTATGCAGAGGAAAATTTCAGCGGCTATCGATACGAATCACCCGATAATCTTCCGAGTGGGCGCTTGATTTATTTGAAAGCGAAAGGAGATTCGATGGAGCCAACCATACCTGATGGAGCTTATGTAATGGTCCGAGAACAACCAGAAGTGGAGTATGGAGAGATTGCAGCGGTTCTTGTAAATGGAGACACTGAGGCCACATTGAAAAGGGTTAAGAAGCAAGGGGATATTGTCTTACTAGTACCGGACAATCCGACTCATGAGCCCTACGTAATTACCGAGGATAATCCAGCAAAGATTATTGGAAAAGCCATTAAGTACACGCAAGATCTTTAATTTTTAACGTTAAAAATTAAAAGGCGGGCTAGCTACCCGCCAATTTTCGGGGGAGGAATAATTATGCCTGTGTATAAGGATGAAGAAAGAGGGACATGGTATTTTCAAACTCGTATTGAAATGCCAAATGGCGAGAAAAAACCAGTCAAAAGACGTGGTTTTAAAACACAAAGAGAGGCTAAAAAAGCTGAAGCAAAAATGATTGCTGAACCAATCAAAACAAGCGATATGACATTTGAGGAACTATCAACTAAATATATTGAATGGTATAAGCCAAGAGTACGTATTGCTTCTTATGATAAGGTAAAAGGAATTGTTGAGAATCATTTGAATCCTTATTTTGGAAAATTAAAAGTTAATAAAATTACTAATAATCATATCTCCAATTTTCAAAATAAAATGATGACTACAAAAATAAAAATGAAAAATGGCAAAGAAAAAATACCCGCACCAGACACGCTTTTAGCAATTCATACACGATTGAGTAGCATATTTGATCATGGGATAAAATTTTATGGTTTTGTAAAAAATCCTGCAAAAGAAGTAGGATCGTTTCCAGTGAGTAAACAAAGAAGAATTAATTATTGGTCTCTCAATGAATTTAAACAATTTATTAATACCGTTGATGACTTTAAATACAAAACTATTTTTTATGTACTTTATTATAGTGGAATGCGTAAGAGTGAATTATTAGGTCTGTTATGGAAATATGTAGATTTTCAAAGCAACAAAATAAAGTTAAGATTTGCAGTTAATAAACATGGTGAATTAGCAAAGCTAAAAACGGATGGATCTTATAGAGATGTATTAATGCCCAAAAACGTGATGAACATGTTAAAGAAACTGTATGATCTTCAAAATGATCTATATGGCCATGTTGATGATGAATATTTTGTTTTTGGAAAACTTACGCAGCATATGGGGGCTTCTACACTTGATGTTAACTATAAAAAATATTTAGAACTTGATCCTAATTTAAAAAAAATTAAAATACACGAATGGCGTCATTCCCATGCGTCTTATCTAATAAACAAAGGTTATGATGCTTTGATGATCGCAAATCGATTAGGTCATGCGGATGTTGCAGAAACTTTGAATAGATATAGCCATTTATATCCTTCTACAGAAGAAAAAGCCGTAGAACAAATGGAAGACGATTTTGATTAA